GGAAAATATTTGCAAAAAATGTTCCGACAAACTAAGAAAAATCGACGTTATAGCCCCCTCGAACTGCGAGGCTGGGCACCATCACTGTTTTGCCAGGCAGTGTCAGAATCTCGTCGAGCAGAAGCTCATCTCCGAGCTCCAGCAAACTCCCACTGGTTTCCACCGCAGTGAAGGTGGCACTTGTTTCATTTTCGGTGCCTGTGAGCGCACTTACTCTTTTGTCCTCAATGCCACCAGTCTTGGCGGCCGTAAAGTCTTCAACCGGATTGTTCTGCTCATCCTCAAGATGGGCTCCGCCGGTTCTCAGACTAAGGACTTTCAACGCTTCCAGCTCACCGACAACCCCTTTAATCAATGTGCATACTCAACTTTTCATTGCGGCTCTGTTACGACTCTGGCGAATCCTTTCGCCGAAGTTTTGTTTGTCCCTGTAGATGATGTTTTTCACGTCCTTTACCAGCGCCACATTAACTCCATTGGTCAATCTGACTCCCCCGTCACAGCGCTCATTAGCGTCAACGCTATCGTCTCCACCCCCGTTGGGGACGTTTTCCGTACCATTCAGGACGCGATTGCGCTCAATGCCATTCTTGGTGTTAGTCTTGCCCCCCCGCTCCATATGATTTTGCCGGCCCCCTTTGAATTGGGTGGCGTCGGCATTACCGAACCGTTCTTCACTCGCGAACTACTTAACAATTCTAAGTCCTTCGTTCATGAGCGTGTCTTATGGAACGCCGAGCACAACTATTCACTTGTTGGTCGGAGCTATGATACCGTTCGTTTTGGTGTCGGCTGTGACGAGTCACATCTCCAATATTATGTTGAGAATCGTCGCCTTTGGAATACCTGGGCTCATGATATGTTCATTCACACCGGTGTTTCTGAAGATGGCGCCTTAGAGCGTGATGATAAGTCTTGTGTGAGCATTTACAAGTACACCCGCTTCACTTATGTTCTTGAAGGAAATCTCACCTCTCTGTTCGTCAGCCCTGATCCTCGCGGCTTTGCCTTTTACCCCGCCCTGACTCGTGATGGCCACCTCACCAGAGTGCTTGTTCACGAGCCGCTCTTCCGTAAGGTGCTGTCGCTTTTTCAAGATAACGCCAAGAAGGAGGATATTTGGAAGACCCTCAACAACGTCGCTGCCATGACCACTTACATCGACTCTTTGACTAAGCAAGCCGATAAGAGCAACCCCCTCGGGTACTCTGAAAGTGCTCTTCCGGATTTGGTCAATTGCGTCCTTACTGCCCTCATGGTGTTCAACGACATCATCGTGACTGGTGAAAGCTCCCTTTCTTCCTGGCGTGTCCGCATCCTCAACTCTTTGTTCAATTCCGACATTGCTCAACTCGACCTTTCTAAGCTCTTCACGCAGCTCAGCAGCTTCCCAAAGATCGGTCTCTGTGGTAGCAATCAATCGCTTTTTGTTCGATCCCGCTTTTCCAACCTCTTTTCATCTATGGGTGGTTGTCTCGCTCGTGTCCTTTCCAAGGTGACGCGTGGCAACTTTAAGCTCGATCGCACACTTTACGTTAAAGATGCCGCCACTTTGACCCGAGTTTGGAATACCCACTTGCCTTGCGTGTCAGCCTCTTCGGTCCGCATGGAAGATGTTATCGCCACACTCTGCCCTTGGCGTCGCGCTGGCCATCGTCCTGTCAGGACTCCTGTCGTCTTCATAGATTTTGAGGATTGTGTGCACGCCATGCACCTCTTCTCGAATCATGACGAACTCGACCGTTTTCTTGCCGACGCACCCGAGCGCATTGCTCAATGGCTCGCTATCATTGACCGCGAAGACACCAAGTTGTACGCCGCTGCGGAAGCTTTTGTTGATGAGCTGTGTGTCCCCGATGATTTCGTCTCTGCTCCGCTTGGCATCGTTACTCAAGGTGTCGGTGTCCCCCTTGAGCGTGAACACACTGAGAAAAGCCAGCTTAAGAATGCTGTCGGCGAATTATCCATGATCCAGCTCGCCGCAAAAAATAAAGTCACCTTTGTCTACACTGGCTCCAGTGCTCGTGGCTCTACTCGTACAGATCTCTTTATCCGCTCGCTTCGTGAAGACCGCGAGAATTTGCCGGCTGGCGTTATTCTTTGCGACCCCGATTCACAGCAGGAGATGTATGACGCCTGTGCAGCCATCAATAAGATCGTCCCCTGCGAAGTCGTTAACGACATGCCGCGAGACGATTTTATTCGAGCTATGAACCAGCGACCCCGCACTGTCCTTGGCGACTTTAAGTTCTCTGACCGCATACCTAGGCGTCTCCGCCGGCACGGCGAATCCTTGCGCACTGAGGTGTCCAGGAAATACCCACCCGCCACTCCGCTCAGCCCAATCCACCGCTTTCACATTAGCGTCGAGAATATCGAGTTGCGCGAATGCGATGCCGAGTTCACCAGCGAATATGTCGGCGATCCCCTTGTTGATATCGTTTTCACCTGGGAGCACTACGTTGGTAAGAGGGGCGACGGCCACGAGTCAGCACTCTTCACCCTCTCCGTCCGTCTCGACCCCGTCACCAACCCTAGCGCCGCTTACGTCCTTTACGACGATGCCATGGTTACTGGTGCCGATCACTTCAGGTATTGCGATATTCACGGCAAATCTCTCGCTTTTTCCCGTAAAGTCCCGTATATGGAGCTCGGCGACACGGTCCTCGTTCATCGTTTGACACCGTGCGGCAAGGAGAACTTCCTGCACAAGATGTTCTTCGGCAGCTCTCTTGAGATGCGGCAAACCGCCGTCGCCAACGCCGATCTTGATTGCGTGCGCACCATGCGTTTTTTGTCACTTGCTGAGGTCGGTGCTCACGTCAAGGTTTATGAAATTTATGATGGCCTTGGGCGCTCCTACGCCTTCAAGACCTCTCAGATGGCCGAGGATCTCCAATCCAGCCCGCTTTTCATTACCCAGACTAGCGCCACCCAGCTTGACGCCTTCGATACGGCTTTGTCCATTGGACTCATTACCGGTTGTGCCACTGTTCAGAAGCATCTCGTCCTGCTCAAGAAGAATTTTACCCAGATTCCCCCGAACGAGACCTTCCTTGGCACCAGCCGTACTTTCCCTGTTCCGGCCGACTTCCAGCGCAATCGCTGGCACCATGTGCCCGGCAAATTTCTTGATGCTGATCGCTCCGTCCTCAACGAGGAGCTTGCCCAGGCTCACATGTTTAAACTCTTTCGCTCCTCCAGTCGAGAAAATTCGAAGTTTCGTCACGAGTTTAGCTTGTCCAACCCCCTGGCTGAGCTCAGCGCCAAAGGCAAACTCACCAACATTATCGGCGTTGCTGGCTGTGGCAAGAGCCACGCCCTACGCCTTATTGCTCATCGTTGCTTTATGGTCTCGCCCTACAAAGCCATCGTCAACCAGACCAAGCATCTTTACTATAGGGCTTACACCTTTGAGGTCGGCGTGTTTCACACCCAGGACCCTAACTTCGGTTATGAGGTCATCAAGAAGCCTAACGGCAAAGAGGTCTCCACCCGTCAGAGAGCCATCGACTACGCTGTGGTCGAGGAGTCTCATGCTATGGGCGGCCTCCTCCATTACTATGCCGATATCGCTCTCCATCACGGTCTCCACCTCATCATGCTTGGCGACCCATTCCAGATCCATTGGGGTTTGCGCGACGCCAATTGTGAAGGCCCAGAAAAGGCTCGAACCTTTGAGATCTTTAAGCGCAAGCTGGAGTATCTCTGTAAGCCTAAATACATCTTCTCGGGCCCCCTTGAATTTTCTAACGAGTCCATGAGGTACAGCCAGGCTGTTGCCGATGTCGTCGGCAAGATGCTCAACATCCAGCTCATCGGCCACAAGGAGGAGTTCGAACTTGACTACCGCGTCTTCAATGGCAATATCGGCGACTATCTCATGAACGCCGAGGCCATGCCTATTTTTGAACGTGGTGTTCAGTATCTTACTCTCACCCAGTCTGCCGCCGAAGAGATCTCGAGTTTTAAGCTCATTGATGGCAAGAACAAGTTGTGCGTCTCGACAGTCGCTGAAGCTGGCGGTTGCAACTACGATCATGTTGTCCTTTTCCTCATTCCTGACTCTGCTGGCACCCCCATGCCCCACTTGCAAGAGTATGGTGGTGTGATGATCCCGGCCCATGCTTACGTCGGCTTTACCCGCGCCATGCGCAAACTCACCGTCGTCATGCCCACCTCCAGCAATCCCCATGTCGATACAACCCTCATCCTTGGTTCCAAGCTCAACGCTAGACCTTATACTCCTCCGCCGGTTCAGAGGTGTGAGATCCACCTCGACGCTTTACCTGTCACTGGGCTTCTGTCCCTCCCTGTCTCCGGCAATTCCAAGCTCGGCAATTCTTTTGACGCGCGAAAACGGACCTTTAAGACCAGTAGCAACATCTTGTACCGAACAACAGCCGCGCAGACCATCTCTGCCGCCCCAGGGGAACGCCTCCTCGTGGCTTTCCCGAGAGGTTCTGGTAGATCCGTTGATCCCGCTGTCGTTCATCAAGAAGATTTCATTCGTGACACAGTTGGCTTCCCTGCTGGCGCTTGGTGGACCGATCCTAACCACCCTTTCCACGACCTCAAACGCAATGCCCTTATCGCATGGCGCGACGCCGCGCAAGATGGCGCAGTCATGCTGATTACTGAGCCTAGCCTCGGCTTCGATTACCTTCTTCCGGAGAGTGAATTCCGTAAACGCGCCCAAAGCTCCGACAGCAAGCCTCCAAGCTATCCCCCTCGTGGCTGGGAGAACGCCCGTCGCGTGAATGACATTTCGGACGCCATCCTCGACGCCCGTTCCGCCTCCCTCGTCCTCGTTAACGACGGTGTCCAGAATTCCACTGTCAAAGACCCGAGCACATTTCTTCTTCCGCTCGGTGTCATTGCACCGAACTATTCGATTTCTGTGCCGGTGCAGGCCCCTGGCGCCGCCCTCTCAGGTGATGATGGACCCAAATACTTTCCCACCGAGAATTCAGCCTTCAACTCTGACTACACGACTGGTCAATTTCATCGCTGCCATCAGCAGAGCGCAGCTGAACTTGTTTCTCAATTCTTCACTTTGAACCCCTCAGATGGTGCGGTCGTTTATCACGGCCCCTACATGGGGGAAAAGAATGAACGTATCAGCGACCTCCTTGATTCCTATCAGGGACATTCTATGGTCGCCAAGTTCAAGCCGCAGCTCGCCAAGGAGTTTGGCCCAACCGATTATCAGATCTTCACCTTGAACCCCATGGGTTCTACTGGCATTTACCAAATCGACGACTTCTTCTCTCAATATCACGGCGCTCTTAGTCGCTATGGTCTACCCAATTACGATGAGTACATCCGCAATCTCCCAATGGGTAAGCGCCTTGCTGCTCTCGGGGCCGACTACGAGCTCATTGAGAGCGTCGCTGTCGCCTTTTCATCCCTTTGCAAGCCACTCACCGTGGACGACCTCCATGACTGCTTCGCAAAACACGCCGTTGAGTTCGTCTTCGATCAGAATTCCAAGGGCAGTCTTTATCGCGCCCCAGATATACTCGACCTCCTCAAGCCCCCATGCCTCAATACCCATTCTATGAAGACCCAGATGAAGCATCCCGACGGCCCTGAAACTGCTGAGTTTGGTCTCCACAAGAGGAAATGTGGCCAGCCTGTCCAGGTCGGCAACCCTGCCCATCTGAATGTCAAGGCCCCCACTTTCCGCGTCTTCACCGAGATCATTCATCGCATACTCGGCCCCAACCTGTTCTTCATGGGACCTGGCAAGACCCTTGATGATCTGGTCGAACAATTTCGCTCCTCCGGTTTCAACTACAAGAATGCTTACGGTGGTGACGTTGTCCAATGCGACGCAAGCCACATGGTCCTTTTTCGACTCTTCATCTTCCTCTTCTTCCGTTTCAACACACCCAATCTAGACTCTGGTTTTATTGACTGGGTTCTTCAATGCCTAGAGGAGGCGATGGACTGCTGGTTTTACTCCACTCGCGACGGCTCCATCAAGGGGTCCGTCTGGGGTCAATTAGCCTCCGGTGAAGTTTGGACTTTCATTCTCAATTGCCTTTGGACCAGCTTCAACACCTTTTTGATGATTATCACCCGCCTCCCTAAATTGAAGAATTTCAGCGGGGTCTGCTTGGCTGCCGCTGGCGACGATTGTTACTTTTGTCTCCCCGACGGCTTCTCCCTCACCCCCGGCCCTTACATCACCCATTTCCTAGTCACCCTCAAGATTTCATTTGAGCCACATGCCACCATTTTCTGCCACCACAAGATGACTTCAGAGATCGCGGCGCTTGACCCCATTCGTATGCTCGGCAAGTTCCTCTCCAAGCCCCTCGAACCCACGGAGAAATGCATGCTCGAGCTGCGAAACGCCCTCAATGCCCTCTGTTGCCGTTATCGTGACTACAATCGCATCATGCAGCTCAAGGAATCCTATCGTATAGCTGACCCCGAGCGTGGTGATGCCTGTCTCCCCGCTCTTGATCTCATCTTTCGCATCTGCAACACCCCATCTGAGAAGCTCATTCCTCTACTCATCGAACAGAAGGTTCGTTTTGTCTATCGGAATTGAGCCCCGGGCCTTTGGCCCGGGGCAGCTTTAAATGTTTTAATTAATCTATCAACACAATGTCCAATATTCAAACATTTAATGATTATCAGATGAATTTCGAGTTTCTTGAGGCCAAGACTCATCGCTTTCGCGTCAGTAAGAAGCGTGGCGGCTTTGTTGTGATTAGGACCTATCCAAAAGGCTCTAAGATTTTAAGCCCTCTCTTCTTTCCTCCCGGCGTTTACTACGGTGAGCTTTTCCCTCTCCCCTTTGTTTGTAACCCCTTTGTTATCGACCGTGTAGTCAACCCTTTTGGCTTCCCCCTCAGTATCAAGTTGTCCCTTCCCGATCTCGCTTCCTATGTGCGTAACCTTCGTTCAGCTGGCACTCCGCCGCCCAATGATTGGTTTAATCGCTATGGTTTGCGCCCCAATCTGGATGTCCCAATATTTGATTCTGACGGCACGCCCACCGGCGATTACCTCAAACGTTACGGCCCTGATGATCGTCAGGCCCTATTTCCGCGCGGCATCCCAGCCGGTCCATCCGGCTGGTCGAATTCCGACAACGACCTTGATGGTCACGAGTTCGCCGTCCCTCCGCTTGTTCCAGAGGTCCCCGCGGCCCAATCATCCAAGCTCTACACTGTCGAAGAGGTTCAGGACTGTGATTTCGTTGATGTTGAGCCTCAGGCTCCTCCCAGCGACACTTCTTCCCGTCGTTCCTCGGTGCTTTATCGTATCGCCTCCGGCCGTCTTGGCCGCGACGATCCTTGCTTCTGTGGTTCTGCTAAGAAGTTCAAGAAGTGTTGTCTATTCGCCCCTGATCAGGATGTCCTCCTTCATCCAGCCAATGGTAAGACCGCCAGCCTTGAGTTGGTTTTGCGTTTGTTACAGAACATAGTCGCCAAGCGCGATTGATTGCATGCTTTCCATGCAATTGCCCCAGGTCCGTAGCCTGGGGTGTTTAATTCGTTTACTATAACACTCACTACAATATAAACATTCTGTATCCTACATTCAATGCAAGAACAAGCAAATCCTCAAGCACCTGATGTCAAGCCACCTAAGTCTCGTCGACCACGTCGAGACCCTGCAGCCAAACCTTCCGGTGAGCCTTCCAAGCCACGCGAACCTCGCGTCAAGAAACCAATTCATCTCCCGGGTCCCAGCTTGGGCCCGGCGTCGGCGGCTGTCACTACGATCCGTGGTCTTAATCCAGAGCTGGATCAGGTCGGAGTCAAGACGCTTGACCACATTGAGCGGCGCATCCACGCCCTCGAGCGCAATCGAACACTCAACGCCGCGAATTTCGGGCGTATTGGCGCCTCAGACTACCATCCAGAACTCCATGCCTACCTTGCTGAGCACGGAATTGAAGTCCCTTGCTCTGACGTTCCATCGACTCTTCGCACCCTTTCTGATGTTGTCGAGGGTCGTCGACTCCATCCGAAACGTTTTGGCAACCGCGGCGAATCCTTCATGTTGTCTACCACCGCTAATCGGATCGTTCCTATTCCGACTAGCGGCACCGGTGGTTTCACGACCGGCAATATCGTTATGGTTGGCATTCCGGTTCACGCAGCTTATAAAGGCGCGGTCGTATATGCAGTCAATTCCCTCACCGGCATCTGGCAGGTGATTGCCTACGTTGCCCCTGATCGTGATCCTGAAGAAATTTCAACCTGCTGTGCCCTCTTTTCGCCCGTTTGGATGTTAGCGCACCTTCTGCCATCACTGGTACTAGTGTAGCTGTGACTTCCCAACTCATGCTTGAGCTTGCCAAGACCTTTATCGCGCCGATGAGTCTCATTTCAGGTAAGGTCGCTCCTCTTTCAGAGGGGCGTAATTGCCCCATTCGCGTCATCGGCCCTGAGACCCACTCAATGCTGAATTTCACTGCGACTGACTCCGAAATGCTCGTTAGACGATTCACTGCGTTCGCTTCCCAAAACACCAGTATCGTCAATGTTGCTAATGCCAGCAATCTGTCTGCAGTCGCCAGCAGTTCCACAAATCTCACCTCTGGTTACCCCGATACACAAAACTGCTACGTTCTGAACGTTTCACCCAATAGTCAGGCGCAAGCTTTGGCTTATGGATTCTCAGCTGGTATGGCTGCTGGTTACGGGACAGGTTCCTACACTGTCCCCACCAGCGCTACGACCACTCTTTGGAATTTGTACAGCAATACGGAGTACCTTCGCCATATGCTTTACGGTGATTTTGAGGTTGATTTCCTTATTCAAATTGGAGGCACAACCACCGGTGCGAACAATTTCATCCTCTCTGCAGTTTTGGATAATGGTGGTGGTACCACTACCACGGTTAGCTGGGCTTTCAATGCTTCTACCCAGGAGGTTACTAACCCCGGATTCTTCACTACTCGTGGTGCAACTTCCTACGCACCTTACCGCGGACTGATGATTACCAACATCCAACTCCAGGCTCAATCTTCTACTGGGGTTTGGACGATTATTACTGCTCCTAGCACTAACCCGCCCATTGTACCTTTCATTCGAATTCGGTTCCTTGATGTTCCGGCAGAGACCACTTATCTCTCAGCTGTCATCACCGGTGCTCAATCCGGGTACAATTTGGCTGTTGGACTCAAGGTTCATACTGAGGTGCTTCTTGACCCTGCAGCGAGTAATTCGACCTTTCTCGACACCACGAATGATTTGCCTTACGACTCTTGTGTCCTGCCTGCCATCATTCGCGCTCACCTTCTGACTGCGCCTAGCACTAAGAATGCTTCCGGTCCATTCTCCGCGGCGTCCTTCATGGATACCTTGCGTAAGATTGCTAAGGTGGGCGGCAAAGTTGGCGGCGCCATTGCTCCTTTTGTCCCTGGCCCGTACGGTTCCGCCATCGCTAAGGGTTCTCAACTGCTTACCCAAGCAGGTGGTCTTGACCTTCATCGCGCACCTCGTGACCGTATGCATGCTGTCTCTTTTGGACAGGGTGCTAGCAAAGGCACAATCATTCCCCACTTTTTCTTCCCTGCGGTCACGGATCCCTCTGCTCCTGTCCATGCCTGGGCGATGGTCCCTGTCGTTTCCCGTGGTGTCGTTGACCCTGGCATCAAGTCATCCTTTCCTGACTCAGATCTTGGCTATCCCGATGCCAATATTGAGGGCCGTTCTGGCACTCTTGCCGTCTTGCTAGCCACTTTGAATTCCCTCGGCTTTCAGACACGCCCTGGTCTTTATAGCGGCGAAGTCTCTGATGTTGAGATATTTCTTGCTCCTGCTGGTTCCTCTGAACGTCCCAAGATAGAAGAGGTCTCTTTTGATCTCTATCCGGTTGATCAGGCCGCTGCCAAGATCAAGGATATGTCCCACGCCGGAAGGCGTTTGTTGGGGCTCTTTGAGGATGGTTGGTTCAACGGACGGTCGTATGCCGCTTTTGACCCTCGTTCCATGTTCTCCTCTGAATATGATGTCACTTTCTCTGAGATCAGTTCACCCGTTGGCTATCCTGGCCATTCTTATCGGGTCGTAGCTCGTCTCAAAACTCTC